GTTTCAAAATATAGAAATAATGAAATAAAACCAATGCTTTTTCCAAATATCATACATGATGTTGCAAAAGCATACAATAAATGCTTTGTTTTAGTTGAGGTTAATGATATTGGAGAACAAGTATCAACAATACTTCACTTTGATTTGGAATATGATAACATTTTGATGTGTTCAATGAGAGGTAGGGCAGGACAATTAGTTGGGCAAGGATTTTCTGGAAAGAAATCTCAACTTGGTGTGAAAATGTCCAAAACTGTAAAAAAAGTTGGATGTTCAAATTTAAAAACAATCATAGAAGATGATAAATTAATAATTATCGATTATGACATTATTAGTGAATTGACAACTTTTATTCAAAAAAATCAATCATTTGAAGCAGAAGAAGGTTGTAATGATGACTTAGCAATGTGTTTAGTAATTTTTGCTTGGTTAGTTATTCAGGATTATTTTAGAGAAATGACGGATAATGATGTCCGCAAAAGAATATATGAAGAACAGAAAGATCAAATTGAAGCGGATATGTCTCCATTTGGGTTTATTTCTGATGGAATTAATGAAGAAACTTCATTTGTAGATGTTGATGGGGATAGATGGCATATAGATGAATATGGAGACAGATCTTATATGTGGGAATATAACTAAAAAACAATAATTTATAAATACTTCTAGACAAAATGAAACTTCTTTAGAGGGAAAAACATGTCGCTAAACTTAGTATCTCCGGGCGTCAAAACGAGAGAAGTTGACTTGACTATTGGGAGAATTGATGCAATTAATGATCAAGTCGGCGCTATAGCAGGACCATTTGAGAAAGGACCAGTAAATATTCCTATCTTAATTGAAACTGAAAACGATCTTCTTAAAACATTCGGTAAGCCTCTTTCAACTGATGCTCAATATGAGTACTGGTTAGGTGCGTCATCATATCTTTCTTATGGTGGCATTCTTAGAGTTATTAGAACAGATGGAGACAATTTAAATAATTCAAATGCTGGTGTTTCCGTAGCATCAACTACGCTTAAAATTTCTACATATGAAGATTACGTCAATAACCAACAAACTGCAACATCTTGGTACTATGCTGCCAAGAATCCAGGAAAGTGGGCAAATAATTTAAAAGTTTGCACGATTGATGCTTTTGCTGACCAAACTATTTCAGGCATATCAACTACTGGTGTATCTGTTGGAATGGGAATCACCCAATCAATTGTTGGTAGAGTGATTGCTGGTGCAGGATCAACTTCTTCTGCTACTGGTTATTTGAGAGGAATTATCACTGGTGTAGGTGCAAGTGAACTGTATGTAAAAGTATCTGAAACAGTTTCTGGAACAACAGTTTCGCAAATTGCTTATACTGAAGGAGGTACATATGCATTCCAAACTCCAACAACATCTACTGTATCAACAACAGTTGGAGTTGCAACAACTTCTGGTTTTTTGAGTGAATCGTTTGATGTTTCAATTACTGGAATCGTAACAACTGGAATTCTACTAGGTGATATTGTTTCTGGAACAAGTGTGGCAGCAGGAACAACAGTTGTTTCTATTGGAGCAAGTACAATTTTTGTTGACAAAACAATTACTGCTGGTATTGGAACAACAACGTTTACTTTCACAAGAGGATCTACGTCATCAACTGTTTCAAATGCAATTCAAGTAATTACTACAGCAGGTGTAACAACTAGCTCAATCACTTCTGCTACATTGTCAGATTGGTATAACCAACAAACTTTAGGTCTTACTAATACTATAGTTTATTGGAAATCTATTGCAGAAAAACCAAAAACTTCACAGTATTGTGTAGAAAGAAATGGTCGTAATGACGAATTCCACCTTGCAGTTGTAGATGATACTGGTTTAGTAACTGGTATTGCTGGAAATGTTTTAGAAAAATATACTTACTTATCAAAAGCACTTGATGGTAAGATTTCACCAACAGAACCAGTATACTATAAAGATTCCATTGCAAATAAATCTTCATATATTTTTGCTGGATATGCACCAACTGGAACTGCTACTGGATTTGCATCAACTGTAGGACTTACATCTACTGGAACTGGAAATTGGGGAGCAAATGCACAAGGAACTACATTTAGTGCTGCTGGAAATGTAACTTACAACTTAACTGGTGGTGTTGACTATTCTGCAAATGGTGGAATGAATGCAACACTCGCAAATATAATTTCATCTTACAGAATTCTTACCAATCCAGCGGAATATTCAGTCAATTTCTTAATTTCTGGACCTTCTGGTGGTGTTACAATTTTTGACTCACAAGCAAAAGCAAAGGAATTAATTTCTATTGCAGAACAAAGAAAAGATTGTATTGCAGTAATTTCTCCACACAGAGATGGAGTTGTAAATGTTACCAACTCAGATACACAAACACAAAACGTTATTAATTTCTTTGACTCAATAAATTCATCTTCGTATGCAGTTTTTGATTCTGGATATAAGTATATGTTTGATAGATTTAATAACACCTTTAGATACGTTGCTTGCAACGCAGACGTTGCTGGATTGATGGCTAGAACATCAATCAATCAATATCCTTGGTTCTCCCCTGCTGGTTCGTCCAGAGGTGGGATCAATGGTGCTGTAAAACTTGCTTACAATCCCTCACAAGCACAAAGAGATTTACTTTATCCAAAGAGAATTAATCCAATTATTTTCTCTCCTGGTGCTGGGATCATCTTATTTGGTGATAAAACTGCACTCTCTTATGCTTCTGCTTTTGATAGAATCAATGTTCGTCGTTTGTTCTTGACAATTGAAGGAACAATTGAAAGGGCAGCAAGATCACAACTTTTTGAATTCAATGACGTAATCACAAGATCAAACTTTATTAACATTGTTGAACCATATCTCCGCGATGTCAAATCAAAGAGAGGAATTACTGATTTTGTTGTTATCTGTGATGAGACAAATAATACTCCCGATGTGATTGATGGAAATCAATTCAGGGCTGATATTTTCGTAAAACCTGCAAGATCAATCAACTTCATTGGACTTACCTTCGTTGCTACTCGCACTGGAGTAAGTTTTGAAGAAGTCATTGGAAACGTTTAATTAACTAGAGGTAAAAAACAATGGCGAACAATCCAAATACAAAAGATAGAACCCTTGATCAATTCAAGGGAAGAATGCTTCAAGGTGGAGCGAGACCTAATTTATTTGAATGTGAATTATTTTTTCCAACAGAAGCAATTCCAACTGGTTCTACTCCAGATACATTATCCGATGCTACTAGATTTTTAATTAAAGCAGCAGCTCTTCCAGCATCAACTCTTGGTATTATTGATGTTCCTTTTAGAGGAAGAAATCTTAAAATTGCTGGAGATAGAACATTTGATCCTTGGACAATCACTGTTATTAATGAGGTTAATTTCAATATCAGAACTGCATTTGAAAGATGGATGAACTTAATCAATAAGCATGAAGATAATGCTGGATTGATCAATCCATTTGATTACCAACAAGATGCTTACGTCAAACAACTTGGAAGAGCAGGACTTAATGGAAATGTTCCAACCTCTGACACTCAACTTCCGGTATTGAAACAATATAAGTTTTATGGGGTATTCCCAACTTCAGTAAGTGATATTGCAGTTTCTTATGATTCTTCAGATACAATTGAAGAATTTACTGTAGATCTCCAAGTTCAATGGTGGGATGCTCTTGATACTGATGGCAATACTCAACTTGGAACAGGTTTATAAATACTAAAAAGTATTTAAATTTTTGATGGCTAAATTATTTGGTTTTAAAATACAGAATACTGGAGATGATAAGTCCAAAAAACTTATTTCTCCAGTTGCCCCTAATGACGAAGATAAGTCAGATTTTTATCTTTCTAGTGGATTTTATGGGCAATATGTAGATATTGAAGGAGTATATAAAAATGAACAGGACTTGGTGAGAAGATATCGTGAGATGTCTCTTCATCCAGAGTGTGATAGTGCTATTGAAGATGTAGTAAACGAAGCAATTGTATCGGATTTAAATGATTCTCCAGTAGAAATTGATTTATCAAATCTCCCAGCGTCAGACAAGTTAAAATCCATTATTAGAGACGAGTTTAGATATATTAAAGAGGTAATGGACTTTGATAAAAAATGCCACGAAATTTTTAGAAATTGGTATGTAGATGGAAGAATCTTCTACCATAAAGTAATTGATATGAAAGATCCCAGCTCTGGGATTCAAGAAATAAGATTTATTGATCCATTAAAAATTAGATTTATTCGTAAAGCAGAACAAATATCAAACAATAATCAATCTTCAATGTTTGTAAACAAAGAAGGTTTGGAACAATATCAAGCACCAACTATTGAAGAATATTATTTGTATGATCCAAATAGTCCAACTTCAAGTGGTGGAACAATTTCTTATAGAAATGAATCAAAAAGTGTAAAAATTGCAAAAGATTCAATTACATATGTAACTTCTGGATTAGTAGATAGAAATAAGCAAACAATTCTTTCGTATCTACACAAAGCAATTAAGGCACTGAATCAATTAAGAATGATTGAGGATAGTTTAGTCATTTATAGACTTTCCCGTGCCCCAGAACGTCGTATCTTCTATATTGATGTTGGCAATCTCCCGAAGATTAAAGCGGAGCAATATTTGCGTGATGTAATGAATCGTTATCGCAATAAACTTGTTTATAATGCTGATACTGGAGAAATCCGTGATGATCGTAAGCACATGGCAATGCTGGAAGATTTTTGGTTACCACGTAGAGAAGGTGGTCGTGGAACTGAAATCACCACACTTCCTGGTGGACAGAATCTTGGAGAACTTGCAGATATTGAATATTTCCAAAAGAAATTATATAAATCTTTAAATGTTCCATCAAGTAGAATTGATGTTGGTGGTGGTGGATTTAATTTAGGAAGATCTTCAGAAATTTTAAGAGATGAATTAAAATTTACAAAATTTGTAGGAAGACTTAGAAAAAGATTTTCTGGAGTTTTCAATGATATGTTGAAAACGCAGCTTATCTTAAAGAATATTGTTACTCCAGAAGATTGGCAAGTTTTAAATGACCACATCCAATATGATTATGTTTATGATAATCATTTTTCAAACCTAAAGGAAAATGAACTTTTAAATGATCAATTAGGGGTTGTTGCAGCAATGGAACCATATCTAGGAAAATATTTTTCTGCACAATACATCAGAACTAAAGTATTAAAACAATCTGATACAGAAATTATAGAAATTGATAAACAGATTAAAAAAGAAATTGAAGATGGTATTATTCCAGATCCAAATCAACCAATAGACCCAACAACTGGAATGCCTACGCAAGATATGAATGGTTCTATGGATTTGGGGCAACCAATGATGGAACCAGGACTGGAAAATCAAGCAAAAGCAACGCAAGTCCAAATGCCGAAAGGTGGAGAGATATAAATAGTTTTTAGTTATTATATACCAAAACAGTATGGATGATCTACTAGATATGATTGTTTCTGATGAATCGCCTTCACAAATTGCAGATAAAATTAAAGAAATTCTTTTTGCCAAAAGTGCAGAAAGAGTTGAGGCAGTAAGACCTCAAGTTTCTGCTGGTCTTTTTGGTGAACAAGATTCAGAAACATATGAAGATGATGAAAATGATGATGATGAAGATTACACAGAGGAAGAAGAGTAATGACAGTACACAAACCAGTTGGTCTTGGTAGTTCTATTGCGATTACTTCTGGAACCGCAACAACTTCATCTGCATTATCGGTTCAAACAAAGGCATTAAGAGTTGTAGCAACTGCTCCAGCTTTTATTGCAATTGGAACAAATCCAACAGCATCAACAACAGATTATTATGTTCCAAGTGGAGAAACTGCAGTTCTTGCATTAAGTCCAGCATCACAAACAGTTGTTGGAATCACAACAGGTACTACAACTACAATTACTTTTCCAGAAGGAACTGGATCACCATTTGGAGTTGGAGATTTTGTATCTTTAACTTCTGTGGGACAACCATACTATAACTTTACATATCAACCTGTCACAGCAGTTGATTCATCAACTGGTTATAATGGTTATTTTTCTACTAGAGTTAGTATTGGAACAAATACTTCAGGAATTGCAACTGCATTCTCTACTGATGGTAATTTGAGGAAATCTATAAAAATATCGGCATATGGTGCCGGAGCAGGATCTTTATATTATCAACAAATTCAAATTGCTGGAGACGCATAAAAATGAAACTCATCACAGAAGAAGTACAAAA